GAGGAATTGTTTCTATAATCAGGTTATAAAGGTTATGTTTTTATATCTTCTATTAGGGAGTAATAAAGAAAAAAAAATAGTAATAGAAAAAATAGGATATAGGATAAGGGAGAGTCGGTTATTAAAACATAACCTTTAACACCAAGCAATCAATTTAGCAAACTGGAAGGAAAATAGCATGAGATTTCGATGGGAGAGAGTTGACGACAGAGAGTTCGAGGTTTATGATCACGTACAAGGATCTGAGCGCGCTGTGAAGCGTTCTAACCCGATTGCGATAGTTTATGATCCCGATCTCGCAAAGCGCATCGTGGACAATCTGAACTACTTTGACAACGTTCACAAGAGCAGAGGGAAAGAAACAGGAGAAAAAATGTTTCAAACTCGAATTTATTGATGTAGGATTGAAATACGGATAGACGAAAGGGAAACGTTATGAGCACAGTTTACAAAATCACGGCGCGATCGAAGAAGAACAAATTCAACGACGTTGTGTCTATCAATGATGCCGTGCAATATGAATTTGATTTCAGCGCGTGGGAAGAAGACAACACTACGATCACGAGCGTAACGTGGACAACTGAGCAAGGTCAAGCGGGGATTAGCGGTCAAGCTCTTGCGAGCGGTGTCGCGTCAGCGTTGATCACGTTCAACGAACAGGGCAAAGCTTTGATTAGTGTGTTAGCGGACACCGGAACTGAGAAGAAAAAAGTGTGGTTAGAAGTCAACACGAAAGATTACGAGAACAATTCAGATGATTACGGAGTCGGAGGAATGTACTACTCATGAGCGGCAAAAGAACAGCAAAATTGAAGCAGAAAACGGCTGAAAAACCGGCGAAAGTTATCGCCAAGGAGCCGTCGAAAGCGCAAATTAGCGCAAAAACTACGGATAAAGCTAAACTTCATGAAGAAAAACCATGGCTTTTCAAGCCTGGAAATAAACTTGGAGGGCGCCCGAAAGGATCGCGCAACTTACTGGGCGAGAAGTTCCTCAGCGATCTTCTGAACGATTGGGAAGAACACGGCGCAATGGTTCTCGCTGAGGTCAGAGAGAATGATCCGACTCAGTATGTGAAAGTCGTAGCGTCTATCTTGCCTCGTGAAATCAAACTAGAGAATGAGGACGCAACGCTCGATGCCTTCCTCGACCAATTCAAATCTGTGGAGGAAATCGATGCATTCATTAGAGGCGTTGAGGCAATTGGAACCTCAGCAAGCCCTTCCGGCTCTGAAGAAGCTCAAGCTGAAGCTTCGCATGGAGTCAAGTCAAACGTTCTTCACTAAGTTCTTCTTCAGATCAAGGGGCGAGAAGTTTATCCCCGCTGAACATCACGATCTTATTGAAGACGCATTATTGAAACTGGAAAAGGGCGAGCTGTACAACGAACATGGCGAGAAGTGTTCTATCCTTCTGATCAACATTGCGCCTCGCTTCGGCAAGACGCAGTTCATTTCAATTGATTGGCCGGCAAGATCCATCGGCCGCAATCCATCAGCTAAGTTCATTCATTTGTCATATTCTGATGAGCTGGCTCTCGACAACTCAAGCAAGTGTCGTGAGACTGTGTCATCACCAGAGTTCAGGGATTTCTGGAATGTAGAGATCAAGAAAGATACTGACTCGAAGAAGAAATGGTACACGACTAAAGGCGGCGGCATGTACGCAACTGCTGCAGGTGGTCAGGTCACTGGATTTGGCGCTGGTTCATTAGCAGATCTTGGCTTTGACGAAGAGGATGAAGACGAGTTTGATGGGTTCTTCGCAGGCGCTGATGAATTAGAGGAACAAGACCCTGATGCATTCTATGGCGCTATCATCATCGATGATCCTATCAAAGTTGATGACGCGTATAGTGAGATAGCACGTAATAGGGCCAACAACAGATTAGTTGGCACAATCATGTCACGACGGAACTCAAGAAACACACCCATGGTTGTGGTGATGCAGAGATTGCACGCTGATGATATGAGTGGCTTCATCCTTGATGGTAAGACTGGCGAGCCTGTTTATCATCTCAATCTTCAGTCATTGATCGAGCTTGAAGATATGGCGCATCTAGACTACTCAGATCCTGATCGCTATAGATCTCTATGGCCAGAAAAACATAGTGTTGAAGAACTACTACGTATGAGACGCACAAGCCGTAAGGATTTTATGGCCCAACACCAGCAAGATCCATCGCCTGAAGAAGGGACATTCTTTGAAGTCAGTAAGATAAAACGCTTCAGACTTGGTGAAGAGCCTGTGCGTTTAGTAAAATACGGAGCGGGTGACTTTGCTGTGACCGAAGATGATGGAGACTATACTGAGCTTGGCATTGCGGGCTTTGATCATAAAGATGATCTGTGGTTCCTTGACTGGTTCGGCGCTCAATGCAGGCTCGATAAGGGTATTTCAGCAATGTTTGATTTACATGGCGATCATGATCCTGTATTATGGTCCGCAGAGAAAGGTGTGATCCGTAGAGCGTCAGAACCATTGATCGAAATGTTCCAACGTAAACGTCATTCCTATTTCAAGATCGAGTGGCTTCCGTCTAACAAATCCAAAGCAGTCAATGCAAAGGCTTTTCAGGCGTTAGTTGAACAAGGCAAGGTGCATATTCCATACGGTGAGTGGGGTGATGCATTGATCGAACAGCTAGCTAAATTCACCGGCAAAGAAGATAAAGTTGACGATAAGGTCGACGTTTGTGGTATCTTCGGTCGTTTATTAGGCATGGCATTTGGCCCTGAACAATATCACGATCAATTGGTGAACAAAGTGAAAGAAGACGATTATGGATTTGACGACGACGAATACCTCGATGAATACTACGGAGACGGAAACATACCAATCGTCTGAGGTATTCAGCCATGAATACATGAAGGATTGCGTTGACGACTTTCTTACAATGACCAACGATGCTAGAGCATTATCTGAGCGTTGTAGAGATTACTACGATGGAAAACAATGGACGCCTGAGCAAGTAGCTGCGCTTAAGCGTCGTAAACAAGCACCGACAGTCAATAACCGTATTAAGGTCAAGCATAATGGATTGCTTGGCCTAACTTCTGTACGTAAAGGCGATCCTAAAGCTTATCCTCGTAATGTTGACAGCGATAGTGATACGTCTGAGGTCGTGACAGATGGGCTGCGTTACGCTGCTGATAAGACAATGCTCAACTCAACGTTTTTAGAATGCGCTGATAACTTCTTCTGTGAAGGCTATTGCGGCGTTCATGTCACTGTCGAGCAAAATCCTCGAGGCGATGTTGAAGTTGTCGTTGAGCAAGTGCCTTGGGACCGTATATTCTATGATCCGTTCTCGCGTAAACATGACTTTAGCGACAGTCGAGGTAAAGGTTTTGGATTGTGGATGGACGAAGAAGACGTTAGATCTGCTTTCCCTGACGCGCCAGACAGCGCCTTTGTAGAGCAAGAACAGGCATGGGACGATACATTCGAAGACAAGCCGAGATGGTTCCAAAGATCAGGTAAACGCAAACGTCTATTGGTCATCACGCACTATCAGAAGCGCGATGGCGATTGGTATATCTCAATCTATACTGGATCAGGCTTCCTATTGGAACCAATGGTCTCGCCTTACGTCGATGAATATGGTATGTCTGAATGCCCACTTGAATTTGAGCACGCCTATATTGATCGTGAGAACAACAGATACGGTGAGCTAGTAAGTTTCTTAGACTTGCAAGATGAGATCAACCACAGACGATCTAAAGCGCTATTCTTGCTATCGCAGCGACAAACATTTGGTAATCGCGGCTCTGTTAAAGATGTGAAGAAAGCAAAACGCGAGCTCGCCAAGCCAGACGGCCACTTAGAAGTAGGCCAAGGTGAGTTTGGTAAAGACTTCGGCATCCTACCAACAGGTGATATGTCACAAGGTCAGCTTCAACTGCTGCAAGAGGCTAAATCTGAAATGGATAGCCAAAGCTATTCAGCTCAATTGGCTGGCGAGAGACAGCAAGGCGATCTATCAGGTGTCGCTCTTCAACGTCTACAGCAAAGTAATATCACAGAGCTTGTCAAACTGTTTGAAAACTTCTCTGCATTCAAGCTTAGAGTCTATCGCCAAATGTGGCACCGCATTCGTCAGTTCTGGACTGAGGAAAAATGGGTACGGGTTACTGACGATGAAGATAAACCAAAATGGGTGGGTTTCAATGTCACTATGACAATGAGGAAATTCCTTGAAGAGACAATGGACGATGACAATCTACCTCGTGAGATGCGTCTTGGCGCTTCAGCGCAGCTTATAACGCTTGAGCGTACAAATCCCCAGGCTCTTGAAGAGGTTATTGAAGTCAAGAACCGACCAGGTGAACTGGATATGGATATCATTCTCGATGAGAGCTACGATACAATCAACGTAAGTCAAGAGCAGCTCGATAAGATCTTACAGTTTGGCGCGCAAGGTCAGTTCGATATTATTGATCTTCTTGAATTGTCAAATGTAACAGGTAAAGAACGCTTGATTGAGAAGATTGAACGTCGTCGTAAGGAAGCGGCGGAGGCCGCAACGCAACAAGGGCCCGATCCGCAAGCTATGTTTGCTCAAGGCCAAGCTATGAAAGATCAAGCTGACGCCGCTAAGAAGCAAGCGGAGGCTGAGCAAACACAGCTTGAAAACGAAATTCTGAAACAGCAGAGCGGTTCTGTTGTTTGGGATGGCAATATGTCAATTTAATTAGGAAGGACCAAGTTATGACCAACGAAGTAATTATTGAAGAGTATAAAGCTTTTGATGCTTCAATACAAATACCTACACTCCCTATTACAACCCAAGTGCTGGACATAGGAACTATTTCGGCACAACTAAGCAATCAAACAGAATACATTCGTATTAGAGCTAAAGGCTCTGGGTTCTGGTGGATAACGGGAAACGCCAGTGTTTCTGCTGCGGCAAATACCGACGGGAATACTTTTATTGAAGCTGGCACTTTTACAGATCATAACGTCGGGGCTAACTCAAGTAAATATATAGACACAGCGGCAGATGCATAATGTTATTACAAGCAATATTAAGTTTTAGCAACAATAAGGTAAGTTTTCCAGCCCCTTTTGTTGTTCCTGATACCCCAAGAATAACTGCTAGGTTAGATAGTTTCGGCGATGACCTTAAAGCAAACGCGAGTTTGGGTTTTAATGCTAAAGCTACTACTTATTTTACAGCCTCTGGGGGCGTACAAGATATGTCCGTTGATGGTCAATATCGTTTACGATCTAGTGCAATTAGTGTTAATCCTTCTAATACTAATTTTCAATGGAATGATAGCATAAATGAACAAAGTGCAAGCTTTGACACATTATATGCTGCGTTAACGTCTTCAGCGTCCAGCGCAGATATTTGTATTGACTGCGGTAATACAAATGATTGTAATCCAGCTGTATCATTATCTAAAGCGGACTATAAAGCCGCTAAACTTAATCAGATCAACGCAGATAAAGCCGATTTTCCAAACTGGCAGAGGTATATTCTTATGCCTCAAAATCGCAGCTTAGACGCTGGAGCTAGTGATGCTAATTACCAAGCAGCTCGAGAAGCTGATTTGGAATTAGCAGAAGAAAATACGTTTATTGAACTTGGTCCACCAGTATATGATTTAGATATAGCGGCTTCACCAGATAATGTCCACATTGCTGCGAGTGAGTGGCAAAACGCTCTCGCAGATCGCTATTGGGCATTTATTGCTCGTAAATTTGGAAAAACCACGACCGGTGGGGTTGGCCCAAAGGTCACAACGGCTGTAATGGAGTTGACTTCGGTCCTTTGTACTGTGGCACACGATAACGGCACAGATATAACTGTTACTCCCGGCTGTGAAGACGCTTATGCTATAGAGGTAGGTGGTACTATTTATAAGGCCACAAGCATACAAAAAGTAAGTGAAACACAATTTCGTATGTTTTTCGATGGAAGTAATTTTGATATTGATGATGGGGTTGATAGCATTAAGATTATTTACGGGGCTATGAAAAATCTTACTCGAGTAAGCCCAGCGGTTATAATCGACAACGCCCCAATTCCCATCCCTATTCGTCCAAAGGTTATATCTTCACCTGTTTTTGATAACCCTATGAATGGTGGAAAAGAGTATACGTTAGAACTAACCCCCAAATTGGAAACGCGAACTGGTTCGCCTGTAAGTAGTGTGACGGATCGAAGCGGGCAAGTATGGAATGCCGTTTCTGGGGACGAACCGACATATGACGCTACTCTTCTAGGTAATCTAGGAGCACTAAAAGCTAGTGATAACAGAACTTCTCTTGTTAATAATACAGACACTACTGCATTAGCATGGAATAGGGTCTTTTTTGTTATCAAAGTCCCTGCGACAGTCCCAGCACTTTGTCATGTTTTGGGTTTAGGTACAAACGTAGGAGCACAACCGACGCCTCGCGTATCATTAATGCTCAGCACAGACGGAACCTTAAAATGGTACCAAAATGAGAGCAATGGCGTCACTACTGTTTCAGGAGACGTGAGAGGCTCTGTAGTCATAGGGTGTTTAGACTTTGAAAGTGCGTCAAATGCTAATGCATATATAAATACGATAAGCGCTCCTGTCAATTTTGATCCTCGCGATAATATACCCGGGCAAAGCAGAGTTTGGCTATTTGGAGGAGATGATACGGGAACAGGCGCGGTAGATATAACTTGTCCAGATTTAGAAATAGGATTTTTTCAGTGGCATACCGCTGCGAGTGCTCCAAGTAACATACCAAGCATTGCAGATATGTTGACATTTTTAGCGAACCAAGCAGGCGGGGTTATTTCTTCTTAATTATTGTTTCACTTTACAGGAAAACACCTGTATAATGTGGTTGTTACGGGCGTAATTTAGTAGGTCGCCGCTACTACCAGCACAGGGTATGTGCAAGCCGACGCCGGGTACCGGGCGAGATAAGGACGCCGCTTATTCGGGCGAAAGGAGCATTGATATGACTGACGAAAGTTCAACATCTTTTGAGAGTGCAGATCACGATGTTTTTGATGATAGCGTAGCAGCAAGCCAGGCAACTGAGCAGCCTGCTGAGCCAGAGGCAAAAACAGAAGAGATCAAATCGGAAGAACCAGCGACGCAAGAAGCTGATAAAACTGAGGATCAAACACAAACTCAAGAAACGGGCGAAAAACAAGAGACTGAGGCGACGCCGGCTGAAGCGCAAGATGGAGAAAAGGATCAGTCAGATAAAATGATCCCTGAACATCGTTTTAAGGCGGCATTGAAGGATGTTACTGACAGACTTGACGCTGCACAAGCTGAGTTAGCTCAAATGAAGCAACAACCAGCGCCGGATCGCAACGCAGATCCTGATGGTTATGATCTTCATATTCGAGTTGAAACGTCTAAGGCTATTATGGCTGAAACGCATGAAGACTACAATGAAGTGATGCAACGCTACATTGAAATGGAAAAAGCAAATCCTGCAATTGCGCAGGTTGTAGCGGCTCACCAACTTCCTGCAAAGTATGCTTATGATCTTGCCAAAAAAGACATGGAAATTCGAGAGCTTAGTACGCTGAAAACTTCTGATGAGTGGGCTGAGTTCCAAGCATTTAAGAAGATGAAAGCTGAGAACGCTGAGAAAGAGGCGCAAGCCGCTGTCGCAGCAGCTAAGCAAGAACAGCAGAAGCAGACAAAGACGGAAGCGATATCTAAAGTGCCAAATCTCAACCGTGCTACGGATGTGTCGACGGCGAAAGATCAGAATACTTCTACAGAAGACGACGAACTTTTTGCCGGAGCCCTCTAAAGCGCAACTAAACTTTAACTAACTCTGAAAGGAAAGTAAGATGCAATCTACTGTATCAAGTGGTAACCAAGTTACCGATTTTCAGAAGAAAACCAATAAAGAATACGTTCGCGACGGTCGCTTCGGTCCTTATATTGGTGCTTCTGAGAATGCCATCATTCAGACCAATAAGAATATCCGTAAGAAGTCTATCCCTCTTATCGGAAAGCTTAAAGGTCAGGGAGTACGTGGCAGCTCCCAACTAGTCGGAAACGAAGAAGCTCTATCCAACTATGACTTCACTTTTGAGCCAACGCATATCCGTAATGGTGTGCTTGTTGACAACGAAGAGAACGAAAAGTCTGAATTTGATCTATACAGCGAAGCTAAAGGTCAACTTCAACCATGGTTGATGGAGACTAAACGTGACCAGATCATCCAGGCTCTCGGCGCTGTCGAAGCAAACGGAACCTACTACAACTACGGTGGTTCTGAAGCTTCAGGCGCTAAAGGTTCTTCTGCAGCTTCTGCAGCGAACATTGACACCTGGCAGGCGGCTAACACAGATCGCGTTCTATACGGCTCTGCTAAGTCCAACCTAACGTCTGGCGACCATACAACTTCATTAGGGACTATCGATACTACAAACGATAAGTTGACTCCTGCAGTCATCTCTCTATTGAAACGTATGGCTCAACAGGCTAACCCGTTGATCCGTCCAGTTATGATGAAAGGTGATGAGCCTTACTTCGTATACTTTACAGGTATGTACGGCTTCCGCGATCTTCGCGATAGCACCGTCATGCAGAACGCTTTGCGTGAAGCAATGCCGCGTATGAAAGAGAACACTCTGTTCTCCGGCGGTGACCTGTACTGGGATGGCGTTATCATCAAAGAAGTTCCCGATTTTGACAAGTTTATTGACGAGTCAAACGGTGACGGTCTTTGGGATGGCGTTTGGGGTGCTAATGCAGTGGGCGACAGCCTATTGACAGGCGGCGCTTCAAGCTCTCGTGTTGGTTTTGGTGCTTTATGTGGTGCACAAGCCGTGTGCTTCGGCCGCGGTAAAAATGCCTCATTCGCAAAACGTAAAGAGGATGACTACGGTCATGCTAACGGTGTTGCGATTACGGCTAAGCACGACATCAAGAAAACTTTCTACAATGGCAAGCAGCATGGAATGATCACTCATTTCTACTCTGCAGCTATTGACGCTTAAGATAAAGGAGACATAAATTATGACTGATCTATCTTACACATTGAAAGCTGATGTACGCCGCGCTAACCCAAACACTTTGGGGCAAGGCGAAGCTGGGAACCTGAAGTACGTATCTGCTTCTAAGTCTGTAACCGCTCGTTCAGACGGAGACACGCTGAAGTTTTTACGTCTTCCATCAAATGCGCGTATCTCAGGTCAATCTGAGTTGCATAATGATGATCTAGCTTCTACTGGCGCACCGACCATAGATATTGGCGTTGGTTCTGTTGATAGCAATATCACTTCAGATCCTGACGCTATCAACAACGGTCTTGACGCTGCTACGGCAGGCACAAACAAAGTTATCGCTGACCACGCCAACTATGGCAAGCGTCTGTGGGAACTTGCTGGACTATCTGAGGATCCTAAAGGTGAATTGGACGTCTATGTGTCTTTCGTTGACGCGGCGACGAATGTTACTGGTGATGTAACCCTGGAAGTGTACTACACGCTTGACTAATCGTCAGAAGGGGCGGCGAAAGTCGCCTCTTCGCATGATTTGTTAACTACGTTCTTCAGGAGGGAACTATGGAACCAGAGAAATACATATACGAGTTGCCGGATGACTATACGATGAAATTCGTGCATCGCGTAAAAATTGATAAGCTTGTCAAAGAACAGAATTTGACTAATGAAGAAGCGCAAAGGTGGATCGACCTTCACGTGGAATTAGTCGAGGAGTTTGCTGGAGAAATGCAAGGCGTAATGGTTCGCTCTGTTATGTTCTTCACAGCTGTATCGATCAGCGTTATAGCCCTAACTGTTGGGTTGTTATCTTTAATCTTCTAGGAGGAAAATATGACTGAAGAGAACCAAACTGAAGTAGATGACTTTGATCTTGAAGACGAAGTTGTCGAAGCACCAGCCGAAGAAGCTGTTGAAGAAAAACCTAAAGCTAAAAAAGCACCTGCAAAAAATAAACGCAAGGCGCCAGCTAAAAAAGCCAAAGCAAAAGACGGCGAAAACGTGTTCACATACGTTGGAAAAGGTGAAGACTCACCTCGACGCATCAAATTTATGGGTCGCCAAACGTTTATTCGTGGTGAAGCAACTGAAGTCACGGATGAAATTGTCTTAGCGAAAGTTAAGATCAATCCTTGTTTCGTTGAAGGCGTAGTCGATATCGAGGATATTGCAGACGCTGACGAAGATGCCGCAGCTAAAGCAAATGCACAGCGAGCTGAAGACAAACGCATCGATGCAGCGTATAAGAAACGTCACGGGTAAAATAATCTATGGCAACTAAAGCGCAAATACGGCAACGAGTCGGTGAGGATTTAGGGATCGTCCCTATTGGTCAAGATCTTGAAAGTCACGATGTAAATCGAATTGATGCGACCTTTGATGAGGTTTATTCAAGACTCAAAGAAAAAGGTTTAGCCACATGGGCGTCTACGGCGTCTATCCCCACCGAAGTCGTGCCGTATTATGCGCTGATGATGGAAGAAAAGCTTCTGACATCTTACAGCGTCCCAGAAAGCCGCTTTCTTCGCATCAAAAATGAAGCTGGGAAAGATGGAGACGATGCTCTGAATAATATATCAGAGCTCATAACGCCGGAGTACGAAAGCACAGATGAAGTAACGGGGTTCTAATATGCTAGTACCTATAAATATGACAGGTGGTGATTACCAAGAAAAATCACGCCCGTTGACAAAACAGGTTACAAGGAATTTTTGGCCAAAGCTAATCGGTACGAAAAAAGCTCGTAGTCAATACGTTCTGCAATCTTACTATGGCTTGAAAAATTTCAAAATACAAGCCGGCGCCGCTGACCGTGGTATGATAAAAAACCAAGGCAAACTATATAAAGTTACTGACACAACACTTTATGAAGTAGCCTCAGATGGAACTCATACTTCACTCGGCACAATTCCAGGATCAAATCGCTGCATTTTATCAGCCATGGGCGCAGATATTATTATCGTAAACGGGAGCGGTAACGCTTATCTCTGGGACGATAGCGCTTCAAGCCTATTGACTATTACCGACTCAGATCTCGGTAACCCTAATGGCGTAGCCGTTTTAAATAACCAAGCTATCTATGACGATGGCGCTGGGCAAGGCTGGGTCGTTTCTGATGTTGGTGACGCAAGTTCTATCGATGGTCTCAACAATGCAAACGCAGAGAGCTTCTCAGATGATCTGGTGATCCCCTATGCGTATAGAGAAACTCTATATCAGATGGGGACAGAAACGATCGAGTTGTGGTGGAACTCGGGTCAAGGCAACCCGCCTTTCGATAAAATTCAAGGCGCCGTGATCAACCAGGGTTTAGGGGCAAAATATTCAGTAGCGGACAACCCCGATTTCATATTTTACTTTGGCTCAGACAATCAATTCCACACGTTGACGGGCGGGACTTCTGCCGTTGATACTGTGATTTCTACGCCAGCTATGGCAAAGCAGTTTCAAGATTATAGGGTTACGAACGATTGCATAGGATGGACTATGCGCCTGGAAGGTCAATGGTTTTATGTAGCCACGTTCCCAGTTGAAAACGTAACGTGGGTGTACCCGGTGGGGGGAGAGTGGTTCCAATGGGGAACAGGTAACTCCGGACGGATTAGGGCAAATTCTTACGTAAACATTTTTGGAAAACACTTAGTAGGTGATTTTGATAGCGGAAACATTTACGAACTAGACGCTGAGACCTACACGGACGTTGATGAGACAATTATCAGAACACGAGACAGCGCGCCAATACACGGCGGCCTCTTCCAGCAAGATGGTCTCGCATTTGAAATGAACCGCCTTGAGTTTTTCTTAGAAACAGGTGTCGGCAATATTTCTGGTCAAGGATCAAATCCATTTCTCATGATTTCTGTTTCAAGAGACGGAGGCAAGACTTTCGGCACTGAAAGATTTGTCAGAGTTGGAAAACTTGGTGAAAGGGTAAAAGTTGAAACGGGTAGCTTCGGCCGTTTTGAGCAAACTTGTGTGATACGTATTAGAGTGAGCGAACCCATTTTCTGGTCAATCTACGGAGCAAAAGCAGAATTGGAGTTTTGTATATGACGTTGAGCCTCGCCCCTCCTCCACTACAGATGCCGCCTGATTTTGCGTCTGATAGCCTAAAGAATTCTTTTTTCTCCAGCTTAATAAATACCATTTACCAGCTGTGGACAACAGTATATAATATTCGTAGCCGTGTAAAAGCCACGACTACAAATGCAACGGTGACTTCAGTCATTCGCATCCCAATTAAAGCTGGCACTACTGTTATGGTTCAAGCGCATATCGTCGCCAGAAGAACGGGAGGTTCAGCTGGCTCAGCAGGCGATAGCGCTTTTTATGTTTTAACGGGCGCGTATAAGAATATAGGCGGGACCTTAACGGGTATAGGAACGCCAGATTTGTACGGAGGAGAAGACCAAGCAGGATGGAATGTTGGGTTCTCTTCTTCAGGTGAAAACATAGTTGTCACGGTGCTAGGCGCAGCGAACAACAACATAACATGGGAGTGTACTTTTAGTACGTTTGTAGTCGGTGCATAGTTTAGAAACATATAATGACGCAAATCACGCCCCCATCATCTACGCAGCGATGATGGAGGACGTAGATGTATCTCCTATGGTTGGCGGCGCAGAAAGATATATAGGATACGGTAACACGAAACATGGCTATGGGCCGGCCTGCATCGTCGATGTAGCTGGGACTGATTATGTAGCAGAGCCACACGTCACATGGTTCCCATGGACAACGCCGGCAAATAGAATAGTCAATTTCAAATGGGCTATGGCGCATTTTGCTGAAAGTAGAGAAGTAATGTTAACGGTTGAAAAATCTCAAAAGAAATTTTTTGAACATTTCGTAAAACGTGGTATACTGAGAAAAGTTGGTTATTTAAAAAATATGCCAGAAGTCGACGAAATTCACATGTACCAGTATGAAAGGAAGGCGTAATGAGTAAGGCAGTAAAAAAAGTCGCACGGATTGCGCTCCCAGTTATTGGAACAATTGTCGCCCCAGGTATTGGAACAGCTTTAGGCTCAGCATTAAGCGGAGCATCACTTGCTGCCATAGGTGGAGCGGTCGGCGGTGGGTTAGGCGGCGCAATTGGCGGCGGTGGGATTAAAGGGGCGCTAACTGGAGCAGCCCTTGGTGGCGTCGGTGGTTATATCGGCGGTGGTGGGTTGGGTTCTGTAGCGGGTACTCCTCTTGCCACTACTTCTGGTCAAGCCGCTTTACAGGGCCCAACAGCAGGTACTGGCATCTTAGGGTCTATTACGCGTACGGGCATAGGATCGTCTCTAGCGCGTGCTTTACCTTCTTCAGGCGGAAGCTTATTTGGCGGTGGATTGACGTCTCCTCTTGGTATAGGCAACACGTTGTTGTCGCTTAATCAAGCAGACGCAGCAGAAGAAGCGGCGAAGCTCCAAGCCCAATCAGTTGATCGTGCCATACAGACACAACAGCAAAATACTGCGCCCTACCGTCAACTAGGTGAAGACGCTATCGGCCGGATCAATGAAATACAGAATGATCGCGCTGGGTTCATTCAGAACAACGAGCTGTATCAATCCCTAGCTAATGACGCAGAACAGCGCCTGTTGGCCAACCAGGCAGCAAAAGGTAAGGTTGGATCTGGCGGAACTGCAGCAGCCTTGCAAGAACAGCTATTGAATATCGGGAATGGTCTCGTCAATCAAGAAATCAATCAGCTTCAGGGTCAAGCAGGCATAGGCGCGAATGCGGCTGTCGGAGCAGGCAATCAAATTTCTAACTTACAAGTGCAACAAGGAAATGCGCAAGCGGCGGGTCAAATAGGCCAAGCAAACGCGTTGTCTTCAGGGTACCAAAATCAAATAAACACTTTATTGGCTCTTCAGTCGTTGAATAAGACGCCAGTCTATCAACCAGCAAGCATCTAGGAGGAAACTATGGTCGTAAATGCAAATATTCCACTGGCGGGACAGCAAATTGACACGGCTTCTGGGATCTATCAGATGCAGGATCAACAAAATCAAAATGCAATGGCAGCCCAGCAGGTTTTAGGGCAATATTATCAAAATCTCGATGCTCGTGAACAATCTCGTTTAACGAGCACAATTGCTGGCGCCGCACAACTAAAATCGTTCATAGATAACAACGATCTTGAAGGCGCACAGAATTTTCTTGTGTCTAGAAAACAGCAGTTGATGAATAGAATGGGTTCTGGCGAAGCAATTGATACGCAAGAAACAGACGCGGCGCTTGAACTTATACGGTCTGGGAACGTTCAGGAATTGCAAAATAACATTGATGGTTTACTTGCAGCCGGCCAAGTTTATGGGATTATAGATCCTGTGAATAACGCAGGCGGCAATACCGGCGTACTTGTTGATCGTCTCATCCAGGAAGGTTCTGCGCAAAACGTATCTGAGGCGCTTCAGCTTATTAAGGGCGGAGCCGGTCAATTAGGCCGTAACGCCGCTGACATACAATCGGGAACTGCAGCGAATTACGCTACAACAACTGGAACAAATCTATCAGATCTTGAATTTAAGCCACAAATTACAACAGCGAATGCAAGAGCTACTGATGACGCCAAACAACAATCTTCAGATAGTAAAGCGCTACCTATCTTACGCGACATGATAGCTCAAAATGAAGGAACATTTGATGCTCCGTATCTCGAAGCGTTGCAAGGACCCGCTAAATTAGCCGGCTTCGAACAGCAAACTAAGAGTTTTGATCTGTTAAAACAAAATAGACTGGAACTTGCTGCGCCTCTTGCTAAAGCTCTTGGCGTCAATCCAACAGATAAAGACTTCCAAGCGTCGCTTGATAGAATTGTTGACACGAACTCAACAAAAGCTTCTCGTGATGCTCAGTTGAGACAGCTTCTCCAACGCATAGAGTCGCGCCAGCAAACTGGCGGAAACGTTACGAACACAAATCCAAGCGTGCCTTCGAATGTACCTCAAGCCGCCATAAACGCTTTACGGACGAACCCGAATTTAGCTGCAGATTTTGATGCTAAATATGGGACGGGTATGGCACAACAAATTCTAGGAGGGCAATAGTGGCAAACTTCTTTGACCAGTTTGACGAAGCGCCTGTAGCTACTCAAGGGGGTAACTTCTTCGATCAGTTCGATGAAGCGCCCGCGCAGCAGAACGATGTAGCCGCAAATGCTGAAGCTGATCTTGAAGATCAAATAGGTGGGATCGAAGCTTTCGGTCGCGGCGCTTATTACGGCGCGTTTCAACAGCCTAGAGATGTTATCGCCGCTGGTTTTGCGTCAACATTTAGCGATCTATCTTTTGAGGACGCTCTCAACGCAGCGAGAGAGGATAGCCTTGAAGGCAGACAAGGCCTCGCAAAAGAACAGCGCCCTGGAGCATTCACGGCAGGTGAAATAGGTGGAAATATAGCTTTAACGGCTCTACCCGCAGCCAAAGCAACATCCCTGGTCGGTAAAGCCGCACCTGCTCTTGCTAAGGCGCCTGTCTTAGGTCAAACTTTATCGAATACGGCTAGAGCCGTAGGGGCCTCTAAAGGCATTGCTGGGATAACTGGCGCAGGCGCAATTCAAGGCGGTGTGCAAAGCTTAGCGACGCAAGGGGATTTATCTGGAGTCGCCCCTGGCGCAATTGGCGCCGGCGTGTTAGGAGCAGCTGGAAAAGTTGTTCGACCAATAGCTGATGACGCGGTCTCAGCGGCTCGTAAAGGTTTCACAAATACTTTACAAAAAGTCGGCATAGATGATTTATCGCCCGGCCAATTGACCGGAAATAATAATTTAGAATTGATTGACAGTACTCTCGATCAAATGCTCCCGACTGCAGGTTCAGCGCGAAACAGAGCAGAAGGGCAGCTTCGTAAGTTTACTCAAGCCGCTTTGAAAAAAGCCGGAATTGAAAGTGACACATTCACGCCTGAAGTTAGAGAAGCCGCTGAAGCACAGTTTAACAAACAATATTCTGATCTTATAGAAAAGACTGACGTCAAAATTGACGAAGATCTTCTTCAACAAGTTGTCAATGTGTACGATAGAAACGTTAACAAATTGCCGACCAATACTCGCCCGATAGTTCAGTCCTATATAGACGATATTTTGAATGCCGGCCAGAGCTTAACTGGGAAATCTTATCAGATTGCTAGATCGCAGATGTCTAAGCAATCTAATAGCATGATGAATTCAGATCCTTTCACCGCAGGCGTGTTGAAAGATCTTAGAAATGCTCTCGATAAAGCAGCTGAAAGGTCACTTCCTGCGGCCGAACAAGGGGCTTGGAGAGAGTTAAACAGAAAGTACGCCAACTTTAAAGTGTTGACAAAAGCCATAAGCCGAACTTCTGAAAATAGTTTAGAAGGTATTGTATCACCAGCGGCATTGAATTCTGTCATTGAGACGGCAAATAAAACAAAATCAACGAGAGGTTATAATGAGCTATATGAACTCGCCAGGGCTGGAAGAGGGGTTCTTTCTGACAATGTGCCTAATTCTGGTACTGCTCAGCGACTTCTTGCTCAGCAACTTTTAACTGCTGGTGCAAGTGGGGGCGCTGTTGGGACTGGAACTTATATGGCTACGCAAGACCCTAATCTTGCTTTAGGAGCCGCCCTGGCTGGAACCCTGGCCGCTCCTAAAGCTTCGCAAGTATTTTTAAACTCACCAGCTGGAAGAAGATACTTTACAAAAGGTGTTCCAGGGCTTAATTTATTAGCAACGCCTGCTGCTCGCCAGTTAGGCGCTCAGGTTAACACAGGCTTACAGGCAGAAAGGTAAATAACATGACTTGGAACCCAATTGCTTTTCTCCCACCGCAGTATGTTGACACTCCTGGCGCACCGTACTCAGGCGCAATCTTAAAAGCGTACGCCGATGGGACGACGAACGTTATTTCTATGGCGACCGATAACACTGGCGCAACTACGGCGACTAGCTTCGCATTAAATGCAGCAGGCTACCCTGTATCAGGCGGAGCTGTTATCATTCCGCACTTACAAGAAAACTACAAGCTGGCTTTATACCCAGATCAAGCATCGGCAGACGCTGATAGTGGAGCTATTTGGATAGTTGACAACATCGTCATTGCCGAAGCGGCTAATACAGCGTTTGTCCAAACGTTTTCTGGGGATGGCTCAACAGTAGAGTTTACACTGACAGAGGACCTCGGGACAGACGAAAATACAATCATGGTGTTCGCTGACATTTCTGGGACAAAGCGTCAAATTCATCGCCCTGATGAATATACGCTCGCCAACAATACTTTGACCTTTGATACGGCTCCAGTTTCTGGCACAAATAATATAGTTGTTTTTGCGCCTTCGTTATTATTCGGCGCCGTGGAAGGTTCTGCAGCTGCAGCGGCAACTAGCGAGACTAATGCGGCGGCTTCGGCGACGGCTGCAGCGGCCTCAGCGACCGCGGCGGCAACTAGCGAAACTAATGCGGCTACAAGCGAGACAAATGCAGCGACTTCTGCCACTAATGCAGCGACTTCTGCTACTAATGCGGCTACAAGCGAGACAAATGCAGCGACTTCTGCCACTAATGCGGCTACAAGTGAGACGAATGCCGCGAACTCTGCTACAGCATCTGCAGCCTCGGCAACTGAGGCTCAGACCGCTTCTAGCATGCTATTATATGCTTTTGCGAGCTCTACAACTATGGCGGACCCTGGCACTGGGTTATTTAGACTAAATAACGCAACTCTTTCAAGTGTGACAGCAATTGCCATTGATGCTACTTCAGGTCAAAGCGGTAACCCAGACGTTTCTGACCGGTTAGCCGATTGGGGTGTAGGTACAAGCACAATAAAAGGTACTCTAACAATAACAAATGGATCTTCTCCTGCAACCTTTGTTACATACAGTGTCACAGCTGTTGCAGATAATACTGGTTGGCTACAATTTACAGTAGCTCATGTTGATAGTAATGGCACCTTCTCCGCAAGTGATAACTGCTATTTACATTTTACCAAAACTGGAAACAAAGGGGACACAGGGGCCGGGGACGTCTCGGGCCCAGTTTCTTCTACTGATAATGCTATTGCCCGTTTTGATGGCACAGGAGGCAGTGACATCCAAAATAGTGGGGTCACGATTGACGATAATAATCTTTTAACTGCCCCGGGTGGCTTTGCTCACAATAAGGGTGAGGATATTGCTAGTGCGGGTACAATGGTTATTGACACAGACGGCGGATATTTTGATGTTACTGGGACAACAACAATTACTGGTTTTACAGTTGCGGCTAAGCGTGAATTTACACTGCAGTTTGACGGAGCTTTAACTCTTACCCATGGGGCCTCATTGGTTTTACCTGGGGCAGCGAATATCACCACAGCTGCTGGCGATATTGGTGTGTTTTACGCAACAGCAGCAGATACTGTTGTTTGCGTTAGTTACACAAAAGCAGATGGAACCTCTGTTGTTGGTGGGGCTGGCGGTCAACATCCAGGTTATACAACAGGCAAATACTACGCGAGTGCACTAATCGGTGATAACTCTGGAAGCGCAAGCCTTTCTGCTAATTCGTTGAGAACACAACTTTTTATTTTAGAAGAGGATGCAACTTTTGACCGCGTTGAGGTTCGTTGCGAAAGCACAACATCTCTCAATGCCCGGCTTGGAATTTACAGTGTTGGGTCTGATGGTTTACCAGATAGTTTAATTGAAGATTTTGGAACGTTTGCATCGTCAAGCACCGGAGCAAAATCAATTACAATTTCAACGTCTTTATCAAAGGGGATGTATTACCTTGCCATGGTGACAGACGCAACGGCGAATTGGAGATCAACACAAAATAGCACAGAGAACAGTCGTATGCATTATATTGGCGTTGGGGATAGTGGCAGCGGCGCAGAGATTGGGAAAACTCAATCATTTACTTACGGTGCGTTACCCGCATCATTCACAGGAACATCTTCAAACTCACAAATGCCTGTAATTTGGCTTAGAAAGGCTTAATCATGAAAGAACGTAATGAAGTTTTCGACGGAAAAGGAAATCTAATTTCAGTAGAAGAAAAAATTTTTAGCACTGAGGATGTGTTAAATCGAAGAGCCGCAGAGTACCCAGATATTGGAGATCAATTAGATGCTATTTGGAAACAACTAAATTACGACCGCATGCAAGGTCGACAACTAATTCAAGAGGCTGATGACCGCTTGAATGAAGTCTTAGCTGTTAAGGCTAGACACCCAAAACCAACTAAGGAGGAAAGCAAATGAAACTATTTGACGGAGGAGCAATCTTCCTGGTAGTCTTAGTATTGTTTGGCTACGGTGTATCCGTGCTTGAACGTGCTTCAGACGACACAGGGGTTGTAACAAAACCAGCTGTTAAAGAAGTAGTGGACCATGATATTGATTATGTCACGGACCACGCAAGCGAGTACTACGCTGAAAGTAAGGTTAAGTATCCTGACGGGTACAACCAGGCGTGGTATGCTTCTGCAGTAAACGAGTAAAAGAAGGAACGTCGAGAATGGAAACAAATCTTTTTGATTTTAACTGGGAGCCATTTGCTCAATTTGGCCTCGCTGGGCTCATTCTCGGCGTTTTCTTTGTTTTACTGGTATTTATACTGAAACAAAACGCGAAAGTCGTTAGCAGTATTGTTGAGAGGATGAGCTCAGACCATAAAGATAGCAACGACGCATGGCGAAAAGCTTTTGAAAGCCATTCCGATAGATCAGACACGAGGCAGGCAGAAACAAATGAAGTCCTACGCGATCTAACAAAAGTGATGGCTGAGAATAACGTAAACGTTCAGCATTATCATGCCCATAGAAAAGACAAATTAAGCCATGGAATTTAATGATCTAAAATCTTCTGAATATTTTAAGCCGTACGAACTTTGGTCAAAAGATGATCAACGGGTTAAACTAGATCCTCGTTTCGACGAAGCTTTATTCTTTTATAGAGAGACGCTTGGTATTCCCCTAGTTCCAAACTCGTGTTGCCGTTCAATCGCCCATAATAGAGCCATAGGCGGCTCTTCTCGTAGCTACCACGTATACGAAGATATAGGCGACGGGCGCGAGGGCGCTTTAGCGATTGATTTAAGAGTACGAAACGACAAAGAACGTGTTACAATGGTTGAGACCGCTCTGGCGCAAAACTGGTCAGTCGGCATTTACAAAACGTTTATTCATATTGATAAGCGGGTTGTGCTTGGTAAGCCTCAGGTATGTTTCTGGGGTAAATATTAACGAAGGAGGAAGTTATGAATAAGACAAAAATCACAGCATGGGTTACTGCTGGGGCTATTGCTCTAGGCTCTGTGTTTGGCTTAGGCGTGTCTTACAGCGATGCTATTCAGATCGCTCTTGATAAAGACAAAGCTAAAGCTTATTGCGAACAACTAATCAACGGCGAATAGTATGTCGTGGTTCTCCGTATTGAGAGGGTTGCTCAATCTCGCTAATGTTGTCGCAAAACACATGGCGGATAAGCAACTTCTCGATGCCGGTCAATACAAAGCTATAGCCGAAAGTAATGCTCATGCTCTCAAAAAAATTAAAGCAGCTGATGATGCTCGCCTTAGTCTTCCTATTGACGGGGTGTCTGACGACCCGAACAATAGAGACAACAAGTGACGTTTCGTGTCATGCTTTTTGCGAAATCCAGTATTCTAAAACCCAAGACAGCGATATAACGATAAGACAGGTGAGAGAACACAACGCCGCTTACGCAGCTATTTGTTCGAGGAAACCATGTCAATAGAGCTTCCTCCTGAGAAGGCGTTACGCCCTGAGTTTACGCTCGGGGCGTATCTGCGTTTTGAACTGCTTGTCTCGACCAGTGGTCAGCGCACTGAAGTAGTCTCTCCTTCTCATTTTCAACCGCTTCTTTCGCCAGAAGCGCGTATTTTTCTGCAATCTGTTTAGCCGTTCCGCGTATCGTCAGCTCATCGTCGTATACTGACCTGAAAGTTTGAACTCTACGTCTTTGACGTCTTACTCTGTCACCTTTATTATGCATTCTTCCTCCACGTATGTTGTTTGCGTTTTGCAAGCTTCTACGGCCTGTTTGTTCAATCCGTTAAGAGCCCAGAAACAGAGCCCAAACACCACTATTACGCATAAACACGATCTTATCATGATTTCACCCCCATTGACAATAAGCGCTCGTTGATCCGGTGACGGTTGAGATCTATAGCCGCCTGATCAGGGATCCAGTCGTTATAAAGACTATCGTACTTGTTAGCTGACGGCATCGTCAGAGTCTTAGGATCAAATGTAGGCTTAAAACCTCGCCGCTTCATCTCGTCTACGAGTTGTTGCTGACGTTTATGGCAGTAAACAAGCTTATTGTAGAAGAATTTCACATGGCCGGTACCTAAAACGTATTGCTCGGGAATGTCCTTACACGGACGAGCTAACTTAAAAACTCGAGGTAGCTCGCGATATTCAGCTAACAAATGTTTGTCGTGGAGTTCTTCTACTGGAATACAATTGATACGGGTCATTAGTCAAAGTCCTTATACCTGAGTTACGTATGACGCAATTTCGCCCCTATACCATTTAGGGAACAGAGCTCTATCCACAAGACTGTTAGTGTCTCTAAAATTTTGCCCAAAAATCAACGTCCCGAATATTCCGCAAACGCGAATGTCGTTGCGGCCGACTGTTTTCCATCCTTCGCCGTCTATGTAAACCGTGTCGCCTACGTTAATATTTTGTTTGTCGACTGTTTCGAATTTTTGTTTTGCTTTTGCCATTTTTGTCTCGTTTCGTTTAGTGTCGTTAACTATAGATATAATACTAAATACTGGAACGAATGTAAACAAAAAAATCAACTTTTTTATCAACTAAGTTGAATAAATTCCCTGCCGGCTTCAAGCCAAAGTTCTTTGGACCGTCCGTGAGGGTAGTCTTCAGCGAACACTATCCGTTGACACGACGTGTTGAGCAGCAGCTTCGTACATGTTATGCACGGGAATGCTGTCACGTAGGCGCTCCAGACGTTCTGAGTGTCTTTACATTGCAGCAACGCATTCTGCTCCGCGTGAATAGCTTCGCACGCATCCAGGCTCATCCCAGAAGGAGCATTTGCGCCTTCGCATCTATTAGAACCTTCGCAATGAGGGAAACCACTTGGGCGGCCGTTATAGCCAGTGGCAACCACAAATTTATTGTTATCGACTAAAACACAGCCAACTTTACGGCGACAGCACGTGCCTCGTTTTGCAACCAGGCGCGCCATCTCCATAAAGTATTCATCAGTTGAAGGTCTCATCGTGATCCAAGCTCTTTCATAAACTGATTTTTGACGTCATATCGGCCGTCGGCTAGATCTTGCAAATGATCAATTAACTCTTGCGCCTTTTCAAACGAATAAGGCTCAAACGGGTGATATTTAAAGCCAGACACACTTTCAGTGTCGAGTTTTTTCAGTATCTTTTCAGAGACTTCAAAATGCTTTTCATAAATATGATGCGAAGCCGCTGTGAGATATAAATTCCCAAGCGTAACGTTTTCGTATTTATACGGCTCGCCTCGTCTATCAGCTCTATCACGAAGTAGAAGCAATATGTAGCCAGAAATCATTGACATATTGAAAACGTCATAAACCCAACCCAACCAAGCATCTGATGATCTCATCGTATCAAAGCAATGAAGTTTACCGTCCCTGATCATGAACTGGAGTTGCGTTGTGCACGGAATATCGCGTGACGGTCGCGGATTTGGCCTCCAAATAGTGATTACTGCTTGGCGAGTGTCTCTATCTTGTTCGAGCATATCACAAACGTAAGTCAACTGGTCGATGATCATCGGTCCGTAGGCGCCATTATAAAATTCCCCATCGTCAGAAAACTGCCAGATGAATTTTGAATATTTCTCGATATTGCGGATACGATTGTCCCCATTAAGGATCCACGCGGCTTCCGCGGCCATAAATTTATACCCCATTTTGCGTTCTGGGATAGACACGACAGGATAGCGCATATCCATCACGGTCGTGTTTGACAAGATTTCCTTGACCAACATATCACGAGGCGCGTATTTGTCGCCTTTAGTCATAATATCGTTTATGAGTTTTAACCACTCAGAGTTTGCTGAATTTGTCATTGAAATTTCCTCCTTAAAAATGACATTAATTGAATGAACGAACCATTTTGTTCGTAGTCATAGACGAACAAAGATCCCTGTCTCCGAAGAGTGTCTCCTATCGAAGACAAAAATATGTGATCGTATATATCAACGATCCGTTTATGGTTTTCCTCTACCGCCTTGATCTGCTCGTCAGTATCGTGTTCGGCTTTTGTATGATTTAAGCTGTAGACGCTTTCGGGTCTGCAATAGACAACTTTCCAACCTTTATCGCCACATAATCTATAGAAATCCATGAGATCCTTGAAGGACACAGGATCGCGGTCATTTATAATCGGCCCGTAGACAAACTCGCTAATGTGAGTCGTACGGTCCAACATGAACCCCTGGTTGAGCTTATGTTCGCATTGCTTCATCCATTCACGGACTAAGTCATCGTCAACAGCCCCGCCAGGGTGCCATAGAGTCGTGTCAAGCGCGGCTTCTAGTTGTTTTGCCAACGTTGATTTCCCGCCGCCATCAGGCCCTTCAAGAATAATCATAATTTACTCCACAAACTTTTTCATTTCAGGCGCTGTCCAGCCATCTGGTTTTACAAGGTCGATGCTGAAATCGCGTTTGGATTTAGAAGCTCTCCCGGCTAATTCTTTGCGCAGATTTGCCATCATAACTTCTCTAAAAGGGGCTATGAATGGGAAACCTTGACGTTCCAATGTCCCAAAAGCAAAAACCATAAGATCTATAATAGCGTCCAGTTCATCTTCAAGAGTTTCGGCTTCTTCGTATTCTGCAACCTCTTCTTCAAGACACGTTACTCGGAAAGCTTTCTCTTCAGGATCAAGTTTACGCGGAGCGCCTTTATAGTTGATGCCAAATTTTGTGTGCATGGCGTGCACCATTTCGTAAGGTGTCATCTCCTCAAGATTTAGAGGTAATTCAGGTTGGATTATTTCTGAGTCTTTCATGGTTATCTCCTTTGTGTTAGTTTGAAAGAATGAAAATATATGGCAATTCTAAGCTAGCTTCTTTAGCCCGTTCACATTGCCTGTTGAACGTAGTGAGAGCATTCTCTATCGTAAGAATAATCGGCTCACCGTGGTAGTTGTACGACGTGTTTATCAATACAGGATAATCTTGTTGACCGAGAATGTCTGTCATAAAATCATCAGTAGCTACTTGCGGGCGAGAAGTCATAATAAAGTCATTCAGCGGATCTCTATGGACAACGCCGCCGATGTCACAATCGTCTTGGCCTGAGTGCATGTCTACGTGATAAGTCACAATCATGTATTTATCAGATCCGACAACACGCGACCATTGATCTTTCTTGTACATTCGTTGTAGAAAGTCCTCAGTCATAACCGGGGCCATAGGCATCACTTCGTTACGGTCGTTCATTTTGTTTATGGCTTCAGAATTTTTCTTTGTCGGCTTTGCTAAAGTTGTCGTGTGACACAACGCTCGAGGACCGAATTCCTGGCCAGGACGTTTGACGTTAACGATCTTATTGTTTTTCAAAAGTTCAGCTATGGCGTCTTTAATGCCTTGATCACTTTCTTTTCCGTACACGACGTTTTTATGGAATTCTTCGTTTACTGTTTCAAAAACTAAGCCATTGTCCACTTCACTCTGTAAGTCTTCAAATTCAGGTAAATTAGATTGACCGAATATCATACCACTAAAATCTAAAGGATGGAAAGGGTTGTAAGCGTAGAACATCCCGATGCCGCAACCTTGGTCGCCATTGATTGGATTTGTACAGTATAACCCGTCAATCTCGTTTAGCAATCGATTGTTTAGTTTAACGTTGTAGAATATTCCACCGCAAGTGATCAAGTTTTTGACTTCGAAATGTTGGGCGAGGATCGTAACTACTTCTTCAATAACTGTCTGAACACCAAAGCCTGTAACGATGCGTTTGAATTCTTCATCGTCAAGTAAAGTAAACGGAATACCGCACTGACCGAGATAGGTCAACCAGTTTCTGAAACGTTGGTGCCAGCTCTGTTTGACGTTTCTCAGATGATCAAAGTTTATCAAATCGAATTCAGAAGTCCCGCCCATATACTCAGGGATACCTTCTTTCGTGTCTTCCCATGCCAACATAGCTTCTGCTTTGTTTTCAGCAAAATTGATCAACTCTCTTTGGAACGCGGCGATGACATCCGGCTCTAGAACCTCTTTGATCTTTGACTCGTAACCGAGGAATTTGTATTCATCTTTATTTTCGCTCATGCCACAAAAGCTTGTAGCGTATTGGTACATGAGGCCGAGAGAATGTTCGTAGCCATACGTTCTATGGATTTTACGAGGCTTTCCAAAATGATCAACTTTATATACGGATATCACTTCCTGTTTATTGCCAAAACCATCAGCTACGAGAACAGTCGTATCAGCAAAAGCCCCATCATAATTATGACTGCCGGCAAAAGCCACGGCTGAATAAGCGTGGGCGTCATGATGCGTATGCTTCTCGTCAACGACGATTAGATTGTAATTATTCACGATCTCGTTTAACTTTTCATAAGAAAAATATTTGCAATCATCAAATCTCTCCGTGCCAAAACCATCGAACCAATGGCTGATATACACTTCAGCTTCTTCTTCTCGGTTGATCAACCCATCTTCCTTAAGCTTTAGAAGAGCGTCATAGGGGAAAGCGGAAGATGCTTTTTTACGGTCAAATCTTTCTTGCTCGTAGGCACGGATTTTCCCGTCTTCAGTAACTACGGCCGCGCTAGCGTTATGGCCTAATGTGATCATGATATATTGCATTTTTATAGTGCCTTTCTCGGTTGTTGTAAGTTATTTTTATCTTGCCCTAACGTTTCTCGGTAAGTCTCATTAAAGGCATTTAATTCATTTTTGAATTCGCTATCGATATCGTCTATTGTCTTTGAATAAACATATCCTAGGGCAAATCCAGGAGGACAAATCGTGACCTTTACTTTTTGCATTGCTTAGGTCTCTTATAGTGCGATAGCGGAATTTCATGCCCTTCTTTACGAAGCTTAAATCTCCACCAGGCAACATCTTTTTCAGTTGACTTAGACTTCGGATAACTCGAGCGCAACTCAGACACAATTCTTTCAGCGGTCCATCCGTTTAAGATGCCTCTTGATATAAACGCGCCGACACCAGTTTTCAGTACTGGTTTTTCAGTTTTTAGAACCGGCGTAATAAGAGCTCTGCATCGTTTTTCAGCAGTAGCCCTATCACGAAACTTTTTGATCTGCTTGTCAGCAGGAACGTTTTTATTGTAGAACTCAACGAGCTCTGAAGTTTTTGCTTTTTCTAATATCATCGTTCGTCTCCTTAATAACGCTGATAAAATTGATCCTATACACTGCAAAAAACTATGTACACAAAAAAATCAACTTTTTTATCAATTTTTCAGTTTTTGCTCTCTGTAGTTCTTTATGGCAACTTTTAGATGCGTTTGCGTACGATCTTTCTGAATATTTCGTATGTAAATCATATCGTCGACTGTGTTTCTGGCCATAATATGATGGATCGTCACATTACTGTCCACGCCCTGACGATAGATCCGTCTATTAAGCTGTTCGTATTCTTCAAAGTTATCCGTCATTGAGAACCAGCAAATGTCGCGGCCGCTTTCTTGCATATTCAAGCCATGAGACATCGATGCTGGGTGGACAAGAAGGATCGGGATTTCGCCAGCATTCCAGTCTTTTGCTATTTTGACGCCCGCTTGATCATCGACGCCCTTGCCGATGTACGGAACATTCTTAAATTCCTGCTGCAGCCGTATAAGTTCGTGGTTAAACGCATACGCCACCATAAGAGGTTTACCTTGAAGATCGTCCACGAGATCTCTAAGCGTATCAATTTTCTGCGTATGAATGTCATAATATTCTCTTTCCCCTTTCTTGACTGACTTAAGCCCTGTTGGAAAATACTCTTCTTGATGATAGAGCGCTCCTCCTGTTATTTGTTTGCAAGCGTTGTACGATGCTGCGGCATTGATTAAAGATACTTCGTCGTCTTCTATTTCAGCAAAGAGCTTCGTCTCCAGATCATTATAGACCTCTTCAGCTTTACCTTCAAGATCAATATATAGTTTGTTGTAAATCAATTCTGGTAAGTCGAGATAGTCCTCAGCGCTCATTTGAAGTACAAGCGGGGCGACTTTTCTGTGAATTATTTTATCCATTCCAGGATTGAGGTCATAAGAGTATGAATAAGGATCATGTGTAAAGTAAGCATCCCTAAAACGAGTGATAGAAGTTCCAAGAGCCTCGCCTCTATCGATCATAAACACTTGCGGAAATAAATCAATCAACCACTTGGGCGCTGGCGAGCCGGTCATTATGTGTCTACGTTTGAAATATCTCAATAGTTTCTTGAGCATTTTCGTGCGCTTAGCCGTCCAGTTTTTAAATTTGGTCGACTCGTCTATGTTCAAAACATCAAAATCATGATGGCGCTCATCTTTCAACTGAGACACGAGCCATTTTATACCTTCTGGGTTGATCAAGTATATGTCGTGATCTTCTTGGAGGCGTTTCGCTTTGTCTTTACCGTGCAAAATGGTGTAGGATAGATCTTGAAAGTCTGGCCACTTGTCAAACTCTCCTGGCCAAGTGATATAGCAGACTCGCTTCGGTGCTATGATCAATGTTTTCTTCACGCCTAGGTACTTTTTAGCGAGTTTCGTATACATAAGATAGGACGCTGTCTTGCCCAGACCTGGATCCAAAAAGAGCCCTGAAAAAGGGTTGTCGAGTAAAAACTTGACAGCCCTTTTTTGGTACCCGTGCATCACTTCTACGAAACGCATAAAAACCTCTTCAGCAATCTCATTGCATGGGCGCAAGTTGTCACTTCGTGAACTTCGAAATACATGCCTTCTAAGCCCCTCTGATATTTCTTCTGCCCGCGCCTAGAGCTTTTTCCAGGAACTTTGAATTCAAAAAATATGACACGCCCGCCTGGGCACAACACCATTCTATCAGGGGCATTACGGCTTGCAGGGTCCACAAACTTAATCGCCTTACAGCCGATGTCGTACGCTGCTTTGACAAATTTTCTCTCCTCGTCTGTTTCAAGTTTAGTCATTTTCTATACCTTTTACCTTTCCACCCTTCTGCAGCGATAGGGCAATTTGAGGCCCACTTTGGCGGCTTAGAGAGGACGGCCTCATATTCTTCTACTGAGCCGGTTCCTTCTTTACGTTCAGCGACAAGTTCATCGTGAACAGAAGTCAGGATTTTATAGCCAGCGTCTTCTGCTTCTAAGGCAGCGGCTGACATAATATCACGAGCGACTGCTTGGCAAATGTTCTCTGTCAAGTGACCGCCGTATGTGTCGAGTCTCACCCATTGTTTTGATTTTGGGTGCACGCCCATGAAAGTAAGCGTGTCTTTCATGCGCCCGTAAAATTCAGTCTGTTTGATTTTCGGTTGATAGTAGTATAGGCATCTTCCGCTAGGCAGCTCTGCGCACAGAAATCCGTTGTGCATATACCACTTCACCCGGCCTTTCTTGCATGGCTTATCTTTTGTGCGTTGGTGTTTAACCGCGTGCATAGCCGCTTTTTCATAACCGTACCAAAGATTGACGATAGACTCGTATTTGCTTCTGTACTTATCGACGACCGTCTCGCAGAATGAGTCTGTAAGCTTCTGACCACCTTTTCTGAAAGCTTCGCGTTGATAGCGGCGCCATCCCATCCCATAGCCAAGGCCTAAGATAGCATCTTTCCCAACGCCGCGCATGAAGGTTTGTTTCTCTTTAGGCTCGCTATCGTAGTCATCCTGCGTTATCCCAAAGATCGTGAGCGCCATATCGATATAGATGTCTTTACCGGCATGGAATAGCTCCAGAGCGTTCTCATCACTCGCAAGCCATACAATCACACGGGCTTCAATAGCAGAATAGTCTGCGCAGAACATATCATGGCCAGGAGTAGCCATCATAATTGACCTGACGACAGAAGACAACGCGTCAGCTGGATCTTCATAACGCTGTGTGAATTTGTCAATGTCGCGTTCTTTGATCAACGCAATGCACTCTTCAATCTCGTCAATGCTTTTGAAAGAACCTTTAGGCAAATTCTGCGGCTGAATACCTTTTCCAGCCCAACGACCCGTCGAAGCCCCATGATACATAAGAGAGTCGCGGCAGCGATGATCATCAGGATCTGCGTAGATCTTAAACTTAGCAAATTTTTTAATAGACGCTTTGCCTCCCAGTTGTCTCAGGTTCAATAATTTTCTAACCTTAGGCGGAACATCGTCTTTTTCTAAAGTCTTCTCTATAGTGTCTGCGGTTAAATTTGGAAGCTCATAACCTTCGGTATAGCAATAGAACAACATATCATCGCGCTTTGTAGGCGCATCGACGTAACCGTTTGTTAGCTCAACAAGATCCTGTTTGACGCGCACTTCAAACTTATCTAGTAAAAATAAAGCGGCTTCAACGAGTTCATAGTCAATGTATATGCCTCGCCAATTGATCAGTTGAGTATGTAGGAATATTAGGCGTTCTGTAGGAGTAAGATCGTCTAAAGCAGACGACAATTCTTCTTCAGCAGCGACGTCAAAGTCACAGTATTCGTAGAGCCATTGGAATAATTGTTGAGGCGTGATCTCCTCGCCTTTGGAATAAATAGGCGTTTCATCATCTTTATTGATCCACGTACGAGGATCTTTCTTTGTGGGTTTTTGCGGCTGAGACAGCTTACCCAGCACAAATTTACCGCGAGGATCTTTCTGTATTTTTAAATCTAAGGCTTCGCCAGCTTTGTCGAGAGCACGTGGAAGGGCATGAGCAGCGGCCTTTGCAGCAGAACACTTCATCCGCGAAGCGGGTAATTCAATCCAGCCGTATTTCTTTACACACACGTTCATCCAGATGCATAATTCGAAGAAGCTGTTGTGCGCTTCAATATAATAATTTTCAAATTCGTCTTCGATGGCATCAAATAAAGCATAAGGTGGCTCATCGCCCTCTTTCCATAGTTTGCGATCGCAACCTGGTATTTTGTAAACAAGGCATAAGACTTCAGTAGACGGGTCTTTTGAATAGATCCATGCACCGACGTCCATTACGCTTACATTTGATTTTGTTTCAAAGTCAATTGTTATTCGGTCTTCCATAATTCCACCTGCTAGAAAAGAAAAGACGCCGAGACCTGAGACGAAAAGCCTCGGCGCCATAAGTTACTCAATGGAGAGAGAGAGAGAGAGTTACTTATTCTTCGTCTTCCCAGTCATCGTCTGAGTCTTCGTACTCATCCCATTCATCATCATCAAAATCATCAGCCGCAGCTTTACGCCCGCTGAAGGACTCACCGTCCTCGACTTTCATGATGTTCTGGAGACCAAAAGCAACGCCTTTGTTGTTACCTACGCTATAGGGATAGGCGACAACGGTAGCTACTGCGTAGCAACCAGCGTAAACTTCTGCAGGATCGTCAATCACGCGGCGCTTACCCGTGGAAGAGTCACGTTGAACGTGCACAACGCCAGGAGGGTTATCTTCTGTTGAAGTAGCACGAACAAAGATGTGACCGGGGTAACCGTCACGATCACAATAGTCTTCCTCTTCATCTCCGTCGCGGAAAGGCGAACGCAAATTCTTAGGAAGTTTACCATTCCACTTATCTTGAAGGCCCTTAGCGATAGCCGCGTCATAAGATCTTTCGAGTTCCGCTAGGATATTCTCGTCGTCTTCAGACTTGGGGAAAAGCATAGTTACACCAAACTTAGGCGCTGACTTTTCATCCATTGCTTTAGGTTCAAAAAGATTTGGAAATGATACTCTGAATTTTGGTGTTTTCACCTTAATTAAAGTGATCTCACCATCGTTTTGAGTTTGTGGTTTTTTTGACATAGTTAGGTTCCTTTCTCTATTTTTTTGTCAAGTTTTTTCACAGTTTAGTATTGGTCATCGCCAGTTCCGTCTTCGAAATCAGCGGTGGCCGATGGTTCGACAGCCGGTCTCTTATCACTCTCATGAGCAATCGTCACCCCGCTATCGGGTATGTAGGTCAGGTCGTTGATAACTTCCTTCCCACATTCTTTACGCAGCTTAGTCAAAGTCTCAAGCTTTGTGCGTGTTATTATATCCTCTTCAAAGCCCATTGTAACCAACTTTTCGATTACAACTTTCTCATCGTCTTTGAATTTTGTGTAAGCTCGTTTGTTGACCAGCTTATGCTTAGGTACTGAATGCCCAGCTTCAAGACGCTTTTGCGCATAGCTAAACACTTCATCAATAAAATCTTTAACCATTTGGCCGTCTTGCAAGACAGTAAGCAATTGGTCGTCGGTAAGTTGATTTGGTTTTTTAGATAAAGCCATTCTAGTTTCTCCTTCATCGTCCTCTTCGAAATCGAGAAGAGCAGTTTCTATCATTTGTTTATGTCTTGCTGGGCAGAATGACACGTTTCCTGAAGATGTAGTCACAGCGGCCGCCGGACAGAATTTACACCAAGAGCCGGCTTTGACGTATTCCTCTATAGGTTCCCCTGCTTCGACTATCGCCTTTTCAGCTTCTTGCGCTTTCTGGACGCCTTTCTTGAATACCTTGATCCATTCTTTAAGTTCGTCAATACTTATCTCATAGCTGCGCACAGAGCCGTCTGCATGAGGGCAGCGAGGCTGTACGATAACCATCTCGACCGTGTCAAATTCGAAATCATCTTCTAGTGCAGATCCAAGGGCGTAGTATATAAGCTGAGTATTATCCTCAACGTCAACTGGGACGCCTGATCCATGTTTGTAATCAATAATGATAAGCTTATCGTAAGGGACAGCAATACGTATATCGACTGTCCCAAACATATCAGGCGCAACAAGCGGCGAGACATCCACTTTTTGTTCCAACATAATATCAGCATGAGGGTAGGCAGACATATAGGAACGAGCCACGTCAAGACACACTTGAACAGCGTCAGCCATATTGTCGTCAACGGTATAGGATTTGAGAATAGTGGATCCATCTTCAGTTTTCTCCTCTATTTTGATTTCCCTGTCGATCATTTCGTTTGCATCAAGATTTTCCTTCATGCATAGCTCGACAAGTTCGTGAGCAGCTGTCCCAAGCGCAGCAGCTTCTGATTGTCTTGGTTTAGGGCATAATGATCTCATACCTATTACGCCTGGACAATTCAACCACTGGTTGGAACCTGATGCTGAAAATTTTGCGTGTTTTGCCATTGCGTTATTCTCCAAAATTTAAATTTTCCCATATTATATCTCTAATTCTTTCAGCTCGGCCTCTTGCGTTTGAGGTATTATATTTCATCTCACTGTGAGCCGTGCCAAGAGCCGAAACTGCCTCAACTCGACCGGTGAAATAAGCGAAAGGGGCAGCCAAGTGATCATTTATTTCGACAGCAAGTTCCCAAACTGTCGAATAGGCCGACAATATCTTTCTCAACAGCATTATCTCTTTTGCGCTTAATGTTATATCAATTCCGTCTGCCGGTGCGCTTAAATCAACATCTTTAAGTTTGTCAGCCAAATCATCAAAAACTATGCCAGTTTGTATTCTTTTCATTTTCATTTTCCTTTCGTCTCTAGTTATGGTTTATATAAACGCGCTCGTAGCACGCTTTAACTTTCTCTAATTCAGGATGCGCAGCGATCCACGATCCTGTGTAGTCACAAAACTCAGTCCTAAAAAATTCGTCTAATACTTCGTGCCCTGTGTCGATAGAGGGATCAATATCAAAACATAGATCGTCAAATTCAGAGTCCGACATAATCGTATGCCCGGTATATTCGTAAGCGTATGCGGCCACAGAGACTCTTATGCGGTTACGTCTTTCTATTTCTATCTTTGTCGGAGAGTATTCCTCTTTCTGCACGTTTTTGCTTTAGCTCCTTGTAAGTTGTTCCTTTGACATAAATTTTCGAATAGTGCTCTTCGCAGTAACTTTTACCAGGAAGAGTCGGTTTTGCGCAATACATTGAGTCTTTACCTTCGCCGCTCACGCAAAACCTGCACTCGTTGTTGCCTATGTCCATTAGGCTTTTCGTTTACTCGTCCTCGAAATCTTCTTGAGCTGAAGATAAATCGGCTAACGATGGAAGCTCAACACCTTCTAAGCCTAAAGCTTCTCTCAGTTTTTGCTTCTTAGATTTCATTTCAAGCGATTTAACCCTGCGAACCAATTCGCGTTCTGCTTTTTTAGTTTGCTCGAGCTGTGTCGTATCGATCTTTGTAACGATCCATTTATATTTGATTTCAGTCGATAAGTCAATTTCAGCATCGATTTCGACAACCTTGACGCAACAAAATCCAAATTCGTTGCTAGGACCGGCGCATTCTACAAGAACAAGATCTCCGACTTTTAGGTCTTTGATATTAGTCTTGTACGTGTATGTTTTTATTTCGTTACGCGTTCCTGCGCTTATATCAGTAAAAACGCATTTGACAGCAGTCACGTTATCGTCGGCAAGGAATGCCATTGTTGAGTAGTTCATAGTTTTTCTCCTATTTTTCTCTAGTTTGGTTAAAGGTTGCCGTCTCTCCGAGCTGTCACGCTTTCTAGTTAACCCATTGCGTCAAGGTACTTCCCGCTAGATCAGGTGAGTATATTATCCAGATTTACTACTCAATAGCTACGTTTTACGACTCGTGTCAACTCTGGTGCTAAAGTCTTATTAGTCGAGATCATCTTCCTCGTCTTCATCGACAGGTGGCTCTTTTTCAAGGGCAATCATCATCTCAGACAAGTGATCTTCAGCGATAGACGCCATCTTTTCGGAGCCAGTCACTGATTTGATCATGGCTTTAGCGCCGTCTTTATTGTACTTTTTAGAATAAGCGCGTACAGCGTCTTTGACTGTTTCAAGCGTTAGCTCTTCTTTCTCTTCTTCAGCTGGTGCTTCTTCAAGAGCTTTCTTTTTAGCTGGTGCTTTTTTCTTTTTGGCTGGTGCTTTTTCTTCAACTTCAGGTTTTTCAGCCTTAGCTTTATTCTTTGTCACGATATTCTTAGAAGCTTCCTGGATGGCTTTCTCTTCTTCATCGAGTTTTGCTTCTACGAAGTCTGCAGCTCGTGCATATAGCTCTTCTTCAGAGTTTGGCACACCTGTTTTGAATGTTACAGCTAAGCTGACATCCGTGCTTTCGTAATTCCCTAAATTGATCTTACGCGTTTGCGCATAAGTCACTACGGTTTCAGATACTGGTACTTGATCGCCTGACATAATCGTCTCCTTTTGTTAATGTTAAAGTTCAATCAATGTTTTCACAATTAGGATCCTGCATCGTAAAAAATAGCATGTACACAAAAAAATAAATTTATTTTTGTGTTTACTTTTTTGTGTAGACGGATTAGAACTGGAATTGCTACTAAGCTTGGGCTGCTCCTTCCCTTTGGGTAAATATAAGCGTTGGTTCGGAGTTGAAATGAGAGCACGCCAGCCCTTCTTTAGTTAAGATTAGCTATACCGTTAGTTAAGATATAAGGAGAAAACTACAATGGTAAAATCAAAGGAAATAGCGCGTCAGCTTGCGTCTGAAGCACTTGACAAGCTCATCGATAGGGCGGGAAGTCAAATGCAGTTAGTTAAGATGCTTAAGAATGACGGTTATGATGTGACGCCTCAAGCAGTTCAGAATTGGGTTATCCGAGGTCAGATCAGTAAACAAGGCGCAATAGCAGTTGCAAGACATCCCGAATTCGCACCTGAATTCTCCATGACTCAGCTCCGCCCTGATATTAGTGAAGCTGAGTGGAAGGAGGCGCTGTGAACGCGCTATGGAAGTTGAAGCATGCAGCTACTTAAAAGTGTTTTTCGACACAGCGATCGACGTTGTGCTCGTCTATGCTTTGTTGAAATGGCTTGAAATTATTTAGAAAGAGACGACTATGGAAACTAATGAACGCTTAGAAGCGCTAGCTTTCTTTACTGAAAATCAGATGGATCTTATCCCGCTGAAACGGTGGAACACAAAAACCACAAAGAACAATAAGCATATTCAAATGGGTAAGAGCCCGCGAGATAATAATTGGAGACATAAAAACTATGGCCAAGACGAAATCAAAACAGCTGTCGAAAAGGGATATAACATCGGTTGGAGACTTTGTGAGGAAGATCTTGTCCTTGACGTCGACCCGAAAAACGGAGGTGATAAGTCTCTCGCACGCATCGAACAGCGATTTGGAGTTCATTTCGAAGACATTGCGCCTACTGTCATCACTGGGTCAGGGGGTAGACATTTTTATTTCGATAAAGATCCGTCCATCAAAACAAGAGAAGTCTTAGAAGATGAAGAAGGGAAGCCGTATCCAGGGATTGAATTCAAAACCGTTGGGCGTCAAGTTGTTATTCCTGGGAGCCGTCATCCTAATGGTCAATATTATGAGTGGGATGATTTCGCCCCAGAAGAAAGGCCAGTGCTCCGGCCTGATATTTTCGAGCTTATCATCAGACCTTCAAGAAAAGACGGAAAAGCATCAGCAGGAAAACTAGACGCAGACGCTTTAGCTATGGCGCTAGAGCAGTTAGATCCATGCGATTACCGTGACCATGACAAGTGGCTTGCTCTTATGATGGCCTGCCACCATGCAACAGATGGAGACGGATCAGAAGAATTCATCCAGTGGTCAACAGGTGACGCAGATTTCCGTGATCATGCCAATACTATCCGCATGAGATGGGACAGCTTGCATACGAAGAATGAAAGCGCAGTCACGTATAAGACGCTCTATCAAGAGATCAAGAAGCACGGCGGCAAGATTGACACGCTCGATGCCATATCAGACTTCGATGACGATGATTTCGATGCAGCGATCGGCGTATTCGAAGAAGGCGATGACTTCTCGTCTCAGCTAGAACGTCTCACTCAGAAGGGCGTGGCGCTCACACTGTCAAATGATCTCACAAACGAGTCGAGCGATAGAGACATCAAAGACGCTATCATTGCTGCGATCTCGTGCAAGAGCCCTATTGAAAAGCAGAAGGCTTTAGCAATCATACAGAAAAAGACAAAGCTGACCAAGGGCGCCCTGAACGCTATTATTAAAGAGATCGAAGAGAAACAGCTCAATGACGTGGGCGAATATGCGGCTGAAGCCCTTCTTAATGAACACTACGCTGGAGGCAAGCACCTACTCTACGTCAACGACTCTGACTTCTGGCATTACAATGGTAAGTATTGGGAACCCCATAGCCGCAGCATCATCAGACAGAAGGCCATCACGCTCATTGATGAGCTACGCGAAAAGCTAGGGCTTCCTTTGGTTACGTCAAACGTAGTTCACCAGATCGAGTTCCTTCTCATTGGCGTATGTGCTACAGACAAAGACATCCTCAGGCTCACCCAAGAGCCATTGCCGGTCATAAACTGCTTGAACGGTGAACTCTGGATAGGCGAGGACGGCTCTTACGAACTAGTCGGGCATAAATACACAAGCTATTTAACAAACTGTTTGCAAGTCGAATACGATCCTGAAGCGCAAGCTCCGCTATGGGATGAGACAATAAGAGACATATTTGTTGAGACAGGCGACTATTGTGAAGATATGGCTCGCCACTTTGAAGAGATGATGGGCTATGTCTTGCAACCTTATAAAAACATAGCGTGTTGGTTCATGCTTAAAGGCCAAGGAGCGAACGGTAAGTCATTATTATGCGACATGCTCGCAGAATTAGCAGGCGAGTTTGCGCTGAGTACGTCAATCAAGGATCTTGATACAAATAAGAATGCACACGCGTTTGCCAACCTACCGCGCAAACTGATGGTCTATGATGACGATCTCGACGTAACCTCAACCCTGCCAGATGGAGTGCTCAAGAAGATCTCTGAGCGCAAGAGGCTCGAAGCCAATCCAAAGAATAAGGCGCCGTTCTCTTTCATCTCTGTGGCTACTCCAATCCTTTTGGCGAATAAGTGGCCAACTATAAGAGACGTGTCAAATGGGACGCGTAGACGTGCCCAGATCATCCCGTTTAATAGAGTATTCGATAAGAACGAAATGGACTTAGATTTGGCTCGTAAGTTAAAAGCTGATGAATTGCCAGGCATTCTCAACAGAGCCTTGGAAGGTCTGAGGCGTTTGAGGAAAAGAGGCGATTTTGATCCTCCTCGCCCCTGTATCGTTGGCGCGGATAATTGGCTTCAGTCGGCTAATACCTTTGCAGGCTTCATAGAGGACTGCGTGACGCGTACAAACAATGATAAAGACACAGTCAATTTGGCAGAATTATTTGACGCCTATAAGAAGTGGTGCCACAATAATGGCGTGCATTATTCATTGCAAAAGTCCCATTTCAAGGAAAACCTCCTCAATATCGGGATCCAGCTCGGGCACAAAGGACAAGGTCGAGTGAGATTTAAAGGGATCAAATTGTCGATAGACGAGGAATTGTTTCTATAATCAGGTTATAAAGGTTATGTTTTTATATCTTCTATTAGGGAGTAATAAAGAAAAAAAAATAGTAATAGAAAAAATAGGATATAGGATAAGGGAGAGTCGGTTATTAAAA